ATCGAATTGGACATTTGGCGCCGATGTCTTTGTTATCAAATCAATGGATCGATTCAAAGCCATCACGCCATCAACTTGAGCCTGTGGTATAAAATACATCAGAAGTCTGCCAGCGCAGAATCTGCTCGCATTCATCTGTATGGTTATATGAGCGGTAGCTCTGAAATTCAGAAAGCCAACCACCTTTGGTGTATATAAAGTCTGAAACAGTAAATCAAAAGGGAGATCTATGATGTGCATAATATTTGCAGTGGCATCAGTAAATGTGCCCTGCCGCAAAACAATTGGACGCGCAAGAAATTTTTGTATGGATTGCAAATCAGTTACCACCTGCTCACTATACATCATGCTGTCAAATTGGCGCTTGTCAGAGAATTCAGTCTTTTGTTCAATACCAGTTTGTAGAAACTGGGTCGTAGATTCGGTTGGATCAATAGTTGTCTTAGCACCAGTTGGTGCAGACAAAGTACTATCATTTGAAATATTTTCATTGGAGTTTACTGTAGTTGTGGCCATATTGTAAAAGTAAAAGAAAATTGTTAAATTAATCGGTTCCCCTATGCATCTGGCAATGCAGTGTGTTGCAAGGTAATCAGGCAACATCAATATTTTACCTATTTTTTTGTGTTTTTGTTTGTTTTTTGGCAGAAACAAACACACTGAGAGTCAATTGCTGACATAGCTGGCCTCCTGTTGTAGCACTTCGGAGAGCAGCACGTCAAAGTCTTCAATCATAAGACTGACCCCGGTCTGTTCGTAAACTGCACTAGTTACTTTTGTTGTCCACTCTGTATATATGTCATAGCCATGAAAGGTTAATTCACGAAAACAACAGTGGACATTTGCGACCATCTGATCCAAAGGATCGATGTCATTGTTCTTCTTAATCCAACAAGGGATCTCCAAGATGACATCTAAATCCAGTGGAGCAACGGTTCTATTGGCTATCTCACAAAAGCGAAACCCACGCTTAAGAAAGGTCAACTCTTCTGTTGGGGCGAATGCCCCAGAACTGTCGTCCTTCCTTGCGGGGGTGATGGAGTAACCAAGTGTATTCATCTCACGGCTGATGGTTGCAAAATTGAACACATCCTGTATGGTTTTGGCCACAGCCAAAGCTAAATCATCACCATACACGGCCTCTGCAACATCCCTATCGTAAAAGAGAAATTTTGTGTCGCCTGTCAGCCTGGCATATATAACTCTCAGAAGTATAAGATTTATCAGACAATTGATGACCACAGTCAGTGGGTGGCCAGATGACAACCCACCAAAGCGGACATAAACGAAATTCCCAACTATGTGATGGCTATTTATAAAGGCTTCAAAC